GATTGACGACATAATGGCGTCCTGGGAGGAGGACGAGCGCGCGATGGCCCGGATGGCCTCCGCGTTTGAAGAGATAGCGGACACCTTGACGGCGTGGTATAAACTTGATCAACAGAGATTCGAGAAAGAATTTCCCGTCAAGGTTAAGCCCGAGGATGCCACAGTCACCACCATCGCCAGTGATGAAGATGCCCTCCGCGAGGCGCAGGGGGCAAGCTCCGAGCCCCTCGAAGAATGGACTGGACAGCGAGAGCAAGAATTTATCCTCAAACGCACTCGCGAGGCTGCCAAGCGACCAGGAAAAGAAAAGAAGTGACGACGCGATCGCGCGGCTCTCGCGGCGCTTCAAAATCTCCAAGGCAAATCTCCTCGGCCACCCTGAAATCACTTCCATCCTGAAAGAGACTCCTGGCGGGAAATCGTTTGCCCTGAAGGCGATGAGATTTTCCGAGGCTCCGCTCATTCGGGAATTTATAGCGGCCTACGACTCGATACCGGAACGAGATCGTGACAGCCTGCCGCTTGAGGTCATTGCGGCCGCGGTGAAAATGGATGTCCGCCATCTTTGGGGCGAGATCATGCTGGCCGTGCGCGAGCAGAGCGTGAATTCGGTCAAGATTCTTGCGGTGACTTCCCATCCCGACATCATCAAAAGCCGTATCCGCTTTGCCAAGAAAGAAGGTGGAGTGCGGGACCGCGATGCCCTCGATACGATGCTTGGAGCGTTGCCATCGAATAAGGGAACGACGTTCATCAACAAGTTCTTTGCCAGCGGAGCCCGTGATGCGGACGAGAAGCCGGACGCGCCGGAGCCACAGGAGTTGGTGGACGATCTGGACTTCATCTTTCCTGATTGTTCGGAGTTGCAGAACGACCTTCAGCCTATGCGGCAGAAACTTCTGGAAAAATAGCCATCTACGCGAAGAACATCATTTTCGCGAACCTCGAAGCCTTCGAAGCGACCAATGGCTGGATGCCGCGCTATCACTCGATAGCGGAGATTGAAGCCTTCAAAGATCACATCAATTCGATTACCAAGAAGGACCAGGCCGGAAGGAACACCCGCATTGAGTTGAATCGCGAAATCACTTCGAAGCATGCCAAGGAAATTCGCCGCTGGATTGAGAACGAGCAGGCATTGTGCTGCTTTGACAGCAATTATTTTGAATCTCGATATGCCTACATCTGCGACGAGAAGGGCGATATTTTCAAATTCAAGAATCGCAGAGCGCAGGAAATTTTCGACAACATCATTGCGGAGTTTGATGAGCAGCAGGTTGCGATTGAACTGCTTCTGTTGAAAGCCCGGCAGCAGGGCATGACGACCAAGGTGGCATTGAAGTTTCTGCATCGCATGTTGTTCTTGCCTCACACTCAGGCGGTCATGGGTTCGGTGGATGAACGGAAGTCGGAACTGATTACGAGGATCATCGAGACCTGCATCGAGCGGACGCCTTGGTGGTTGCTCCCGCAGAGAACGACTGACCGGATCAAGATGATCGGGTTCGTGAACGGGTCAATTCTGTCTGTACAATCTGGGAATCAGGCTACTGGCATCGCGCAAGGCTGGACGCCGACCTGTGTGCATGTGTCCGAAATTGGAGACATTCCAAATCCAAAGAAAACCATTGAGGAGGGCCTTGAACGTGCGACACACTCCAGCAGAAAGCTTTTCAAGGTCTATGAAGGTACTGGAAATGGAAACACTGGGTGGCTTGCGGATAAGTGGAGGTCTTCAAAAGAAGACTGGCCACTTGGAAGATCACGTAATTGTCCGGTATTCATCCCGTGGCCCATGGCACCTGATCTATACCCTGAAGCCGATTGGCTCAGAAAGTTTCCAGTGCCCTCAAATTTTCAACCCCTCGAAGTCACCCGCAAACACGTGCAGCGTTGCGAACTCTTCATCCGAAATACTCCTTACCTTGCAAAAGTAGCGGGCGCTCAGTGGCGTATGCCGGTCGAGCAGCAATGGTTTTGGGAATTCAACTACCTTGAATCGGCGAAGTCGCACACTCAAAAAGTCTGGATGTCGCAGATGCCTGCCGACGACTACGAGGCTTTGACCGGAGCAAACGATCTGGTTTTCGATTCCATCGTCATTGACACAGCCCGGAATGAGCGTAGGCGTGACTACCAGGCGTATGCGATTACCGGAGACTCGATTGACGACGGTTTCGAGCCGGACGAAACGCAGATTGATTACAACAAGGAAAGAATTCGGGTCGCGTGGAACTCTCATCGCGGGCAAAGATTCGAATGGGTCATGGTGCCTCTCGTGGCGTTCGAGGAAGACGACGAGCGCAAGGCTCTCGATAAGATTCTGATATTCGAGGAGCCCAACATGGCTCCCGGCCACGAAGGCGAGCCGCAGGATTATTCGATGGGCATTGATACGGCGGACGGTCTCGGCCACGATGATGAGGACCGTTCTGTGTGCTCGATTTCCCGAAGCATGAAGGGAGAAAACTTCGATGTGCAAGTTGCTGAATTTTGTTCCAATCGTGTCAACCCGCCGCAGATGGTCGGATTCGCAGCCTGCCTCGCCGCGTGGTATGGGCAGAATACTATTGATTCGCGGGGAACCAAGTTCGCCATCGAACAACGCGAACGTCCCGGCGACGACTGCCAGCTCCAGCTCAAGCTTATGGGCTTTTCTTTCCACCATATTGATACGCGATACGACAACAAGCTGGTGAAAGAGAACAAGGGTCACAAAGAGGGCTGGTACTCGAATGCCTGGAGCGTCCCGCTTTTGATGAACCGCTTCATTGGTGCTGTACAAAATGGTTGGTATAAACCGCAATCACAATTTCTGATTCAAGAGTTGGCGTCCCTTGAGAGAAAGATTGCGAAGAGCGGGAAGAGCAAGATGGAGCATCAGTCCGGCAAGCACGATGACCGCGTGCGCGCGGCCGCGCAAAGTTATTTCACCCGCCACGCTCTCGATGTGATGGCGGAACGGTCCCAGAAGCGATACGCTCCTCCGGTGAGCAAAAAACCGGAACTGGATTTCTCTCATGCTAATATTGCGGAAGTTTCCGTAGGAGCATGGGAATGACGTTGTGGGTTCCAAGACGGCAGGCGCAGATGTCGAAGGCGGTCGTCTTCTGGTTTAACAAGGAGGCAGACTTCATCATGTGCCCGCCGAGTCCTATCGCTCCCCCGCCGGCGGGATTCCAGAAAGTCGAATGTGTTCACGCCTACGAGATCGACATTTGGAGCCGTCGGCTCCGCAGACAGGAAAAGCGTGTCCGCGAGATGACGGAGACGGAGCGATTCGAGTATGAAGGTAAGATCCAGTCCGCGATCATCGAAGATATGAAGCGGTGTCTGGCCAACTCGACCGATACCGCCAACCGGGAGTTTCTGTCGTTCTTCATCAAGAAGGCCGAAGAGAAGCGCGAGAAGCGGCGCATGGAGATACCTGAGACTTACATGGCCTGCGAAGCCAAAGAAGGAGTCGCGTCCTGATGGCCAGCGACCGCCAATCTACTTCATGGCAGGTTCCGAGGTTCGATGCCCCTGCAGAGACTCGTGCCGGGTGGATTGAGGATCAGATCGAAGAAGGCGAAGGATTTCTCGAAGGCCAGTCTGCCTACAAAAACATCGCGAAAAATCTGAAAATCTTCGACGGTATTTTCGATGACAAAACGAACTCCACGCTGATCTCGAACGGCCTGAAATACGACATCCGAAAGTTTGTAGAGACGATTTCCGAAGTTCGTGAGATTGGGAGCTACGGATCGGACGCGAAACAGTTCAAGGCCAGCGCAGAGATGTTGAATAAGGTTTCCAAAGGCATTTACATGGAGGCCCAGTTTCCGCGATGCGTTCGAAGGGCTCTCCAGTTCGCAACGGTCATGGGGCGCGGCTATATCTGGCCGAAATGTAAGACTGGAAATTACGGATTCGGCGAGCGTCAGCTAGTCTTCGAGCCTCTCGGTCTTCTCGATGTGGTTCCCGTACAGATGCCGTCAACCAATGACGTGCAGGATTCCTATGCAGTCACCGTTTATGAATACATGCCGATCGCGGAGGCTCACGGAAGGTTTCCGCTTTATCAAGCCGACCTGAAGCCTGTGAGCGGAGTGAGTTATAAGTCTCGCGTGCAGGCGCGGCGCGTTGACTATGCGGAAAAATTCCGATACGGAGAACAGAATCGGAACTGGGGAAATCTCTACTGCGAAATCCGCTACACCTTCATTCGCGATGTGCGTTTGAATAGCGGCGATCAAGAGTTGCCAATGGGGGACACCGGCACGAGCTGGTTCTACAAGGTTCCATTCATCGGTCAAGAGATTTTCGGGGGAATCAGAAACGGCAGCAAGTTCATGCGCGAGGCGGTTGCGGAAGACTGCCTGATCTACCCATTTCTCCGGCTCATCATCACGAGCCCTGGCTTAAAGACGCCGATGTACGACGGTCCTGCGTTCGACATGCACGGCTGTATGCCTACCGTTCAATATGACGTTGACGACTGGGCTTGGGAAGCAATCGGTCGCTCGCTCGTGCAGGATGTAGGATCTATCGAAGTCACCAAGCGGAAGCTTGAGCGCAAGATGGACCAGGTCATCACGACAACCCTGAACCCTCCGATGGGATATGACCGCACGGCGACGGGAGGCCCGAAGATTGAGAACTTCAACATCTTCGAGGAGAACGTGCGCGCTGGGCTCGACGGCAAGCCGAAAGATGTTCTTCAGTCTCTTCTGCCGGAAGAAGTGCGAGTCAAAGCCGAACATTTCAAGTTTCTCGAAATGCTCGCGGCGATGCGTAAGGAGCAACTCGGTATCAACGATCTCGGAAATCTTGCGGCACTCAAGTTGAACATATCAGGCGAGAGTCTCGACAAGGCGCTTGAGCCGGTAGGACCAATTGCTAAGGGAATCGCGGCTGGCATGGAAGCGGCGAATGCCAAGGTCGCGTACATGCTGAAGTTCATGATTCCGCAGTGGTACGATACCGCGCGCATCATCCAGTACATCGGACCCGACAACATCACTCCTGAAGTTCTTGACTACGATCCGACTTCGATGGTTCCCGGACACATGCCGGATGAGTACGTAAACGGTGTGCAGCCCACCTCACCATCGCAGTACGACAAGATGGAGCGGCTCCGCAGATTTACCAAAAGCATTCGCCTGATTTCCGTTCCGAGTACCTTGCTTCGCATCACGCAGAAAGATGAACAGTTGAAATTGATGACCTTGAAGCGCCAAGGCGCGCCGATTGGCTGGTGCGACATACTTCCGAAGCTTGGCGTCGAAAATTACGGAGAAGTCAAAGGGAACACGGTACGTGAGCGCTACATCAACGAAGAGATTGAGGACTTGAAACTGAAAGCGATGGCAGCGAAGATGGCGCAGGAACTTGGTCTCGGTCAACCACAGGGACCAGGGCAGGGCAAGGGTGGCGGGCGACCATCATCCGGCCAGAAGTCTCCTAAGCAGTACCAAAAAGGCGGAGCGGGTGGAGAACCTAGGGTAGGCGTGAAGGAGAGCTAAGAATGGCCATTGAGGAAATTGTGAAAAGTAACGCCGATTATGTAGTTACAGAAAGCGTTCTCGATCCGTCCTCGGTACAGGGATGCGCTTTTGTTTCCAAGGCACGCGAGGATAAAACCACGGGACGCCTGACGATTGACTTGGCGGACGGCGGAATCAGGCGGGTTGAGTTGACGGAAAAAACGAAAGCGGCGCCGGGAACAAGAAAAAAACTTCGTACCGTAGTTGGCGTGTGAAATAAATATGTTGACTTTGGTATTCTCGTTGGTGTAACCATGTACGTG